GGTATCCTACACGTCGTGGACATTAGACGTGGTCGATGGGATGGCTTTGAAATCATCGAAAATATGTTCTGGGTACAAGAAAAATACTCTCCTAATCTGTTCATCGCTGAGAAAGGGCAAATTAAGCATACGCTCGATGCCTTCCTCAATGCGGAAATGGTAAAGCGTGGTCAATACATCAATCTACACGCTGTAACCCCTAAAGTAGACAAAGAACAACGTGCCAAGCCCCTTCAAGCCCGTATGAGGGCAGGAGGAGTGCGATTTGACAAGGAAAGGAACTGGTATCCTAGCCTGGTAGACGAGATGTTAGTATTCCCTCGTGGACAACACGACGACCAAGTGGACGCTCTAGCCTATGTGGGATTAGCCCTAGACAGGGTTACAACCGCCCCTACCAAGGAAGAACTAGACGATGAACTCTATGAACAGGAGTTTGGCGGGGAATTATTTCAGGGACAATCTATCTATACAGGCTATTGACTCTGCTACAATGCTATGGTATTTTCCTGTAAAGATTCCACAAGGTAAACAATGAAAATAGAAGAACTCCTACGTTCCCCCAATATCGCTGAAATGATGGACGATGAGGAGTTATCCTCCTTGGGTCAGGTAATGATGAATGACATCAACCTAGACTTAAACTCCCGCATTGAATGGGAAGAGCGTAACGAGCGTGCTAACAAGTTAGCCCTACAAGTAGTTGAAAAGAAAACATTCCCTTGGCCTGGAGCCTCGAACGTTAAGTTCCCACTGATTACTATTGCTGCTATGCAATATCATAGCCGTGCATATCCTGCCCTGATTTCTAATAACGAAGTAGTCAAGTGTAAAGTTTACGGCAAAGATGATGACGGTGAAATGCACAAACGTGCAGACCGAGTCTCCCGCCACATGACCTATCAGGTTATGGAAGAAGATGAAGGTTGGGAAGAGAACACTGACAAGACTTTACTAGTCCAAGCTATCTCTGGTACCGCAATCAAGAAATCTTACTTTGACCCCGTAAAAGGTCACAACGTATCTGAGTTGGTTCTACCTAATGACTTTGTAGTCAATTACTACACTAAGTCTATTCCTGAATCCCCACGAGTATCACACCGCATTCTTTTGTCGTCCAATGACCTACATGAGCGACAAGTGCGTGGGCTGTTTCTAAAGATTGAAGACGAACCACCTCCTACTACCCCTAACCAGTCAATGTTGACTAATGCTAGGGAAGATGCACAGGGTGTTCGTATGCCAACAGGCGACCCCGATACCCCATACGAATTTTTTGAAACCCACTTTTGGCACGACTTTGATGAAGATGGTTACAAAGAGCCATACATTGCTTACATCCGCAGAGACACTAGCAAAATCTATCGTATCGTTGCCCGTTACTTCGAGGACTCAATTGAATACCATAATGGCGAAATTATCCGTATTAAACCTGAACAGTACTTTACAAAGTATGGTTTTGTACCTAGTCCAGATGGTGGCTTTTATGATTTGGGATACGGTGTCTTACTAGGGCCTACGAATGACTCTGTAAACACAATCGTAAACCAGTTGATTGACGCTGGTACGATGAGTGTTACTGGTGGTGGATTCTTAGGGCGTGGCGTAAAGATTAAAGGTGGCGACTACACATTCAAACCACATGAGTGGAAGCGTGTAGACAGTACAGGCGACGACCTGCGTGCCAACATCTTCCCATTACCTATCCGTGAACCTAACCAAGTTTCCTATCAGCTATTACAGCTTCTGATTAACTATGGTGAGCGTATTGCGGGTGCAACCGACATTATGACCGGTGTAAGCCCTGGTCAAAATACTCCTGCTGAGACAAGCCGTAACACCGTCGAGCAAGGTATGAAAGTATTCAATGGTATCTACAAGCGTACTTGGAGAGCCATGAAAGAGGAATTCCAAAAGCTATACCGTCTAAACCAACTCTATTTGCCAAGCGAGCCAGTCGAGTTTGAATACAACAGCGAACTATCGTTTGTATTGCCCGACGACTATGCTATGGATATGAAGTTAGTAAAACCTGCTGCTGACCCTAACGTTGTTTCAGATAGTCAACGTCAAATGCAAGCACAAGCCGTATTACAGTTAGCCACATCTACAGGGGGCTTCAATATGTATGAAGTCCAAAAACGTTACTTAGACGCACTCAAAGTCTCTGCTATTGACCAAATTCTTCCTGACCCTAAAGGCCCTAACGCTATCAAGCCAGGCCCATCAGAGAAGATGCAAATAGAGAAGATGAAGAATGATGAGCGTCAGATGAACCATCAACTCAGATTTAAACTTGGTATTGCCAAGCTCATGCAAGAAGCAGAGCTACAACAAGCTAAAATCACTGAACTCCAAGCAAAAGCAGTTTTAGAATTCGAACAAGCAGATGGAGTCAAGTCTGGTCATGCGATTGCGATGTTGGAAGCCCAAATCGGTGCTAAGAGAGCACACGTAGATGGGATTATTAAGTCTATAGAAATGATGCAAAACCTAGAGAAAGAGGCAAGTAATGACGGAGCAGGAATTTCGGGAGTGGAAGAGTTACCACGTAACTGAGGAAGTCTTCGCACATATTCGCAAGGCTAAATCAGAGGCTCAAGAAGCGTGGGCTAATCGGCAGTTCACAACTGAAGCAGACAACCAGTTTGCACTTGGTGGCGTATACGCTATCAATCAGATTTTAGAACTCGAATATGCAGACATTGCGGGGGTCTAATGAATACATCTGGATGGAAACCTACGGGTCACCGTGTACTCGTGCGGGTAGAACAAGTTGAAAGAACCACAGAAAGCGGCATTATTATCGCTGACATCACCGCAGACAAGGAACAGCTTGGTCAAGACAGTGGCGTCGTCGTCGAGCTTGGGAATACTGCTTATTCCGACCAATCGGAACCTTGGTGCAAAGTCGGTGACTACGTCAAGTTTGGACGGTATGCTGGACAACTCATCAGACCTAAAGAATCCCTCGACGGAATAGAGTACCGTGTATTAAACGATTTAGATATTTGCCTTACCAAAACTGGAGAAAATAAATGAGTGAAGAACAACAAATCGTTGCTGAAGAAGCAACAGTAGTAGCCGAAGAAGCAACAGATGTTGCAGAGCAACAATCAATCCCTGAGGTTGACGAAGAGACCCTAGCCGAGGCAAAACGCCAAGGATGGGTACCCCAAGAAGACTATAACGGCCCAGAGGACAAATGGGTTGACGCAGAAACCTTTGTAAAGAAAGGTAAAGAGATTAATGCTCTGTTGCGTAAGGACAATGACTTCCTAAAGCGTGAAGTAGCTGAAATGAAGACCACAATGATGGAATTCAAGAAATTTCATGCTGACACAGAGAAACGTGCCTACGAAAGAGCTATGGCTGACCTTCGTGAACAGAAGAAAGAAGCTATTTCTACTGGCGACGGTGACAAGGTATTACAGATTGATGACGCTATTGACGAACTCAAAGCCAATAAGCCTGAGCCTGTAGCCCGACCAACCAATCAGCCTGACCCTGTATTCGTACAGTGGAATGAGGATAACAAGTGGTTTGGTACGGACACAGAATTGACTGAAGAAGCCAATTTGATTGGTGAAGTTATCAAGCGTAAGCAGCCAACCCTAATCGGTGAGGCATTCCTTGATGAGGTTACCAAGCGTGTCAAGAAGGCTTATCCTGAGAAATTTACTAATGCTAACCGTGGTCGCCCATCTCCTGTAGAGGGAACAACCGCACCTAAAGCATCTGCAAAGGGTGGAAAAGGCTATAACGACCTGCCTCCTGAAGCTAAAGCAGCGTGCCAAAAGTTTGAAAAACAGGGTCTCATTACACGTGAGGCTTATTTAAAAGAATATTTCGGTGAATAACTGTTGTATTTATAGTAAAATCCCTTAAAATAAGTTAGGAGTAATATAATGCCAAGAGTAAGCAAAGAAGCACAAAGTAGTCCTGAAACATTAGTTCGTTCGGTATCTGAACGAGGAACCGAGACAGTTCGTTCACAGGCTCAACGCCCAAGACGTAATTCGATTGGTGTTCCAAGACTAACTTTGGCAGTAAAGTTCGAGATTCCAGGTCATCACCTTTGTTGGATGAATGATGATGGAAACGTCGAATCGGCACTAGATAGCGGATATGAGTTTGTCACAAAAGGTGAGACAGAGTTAGAGGATGGTGTAACACCGTCAAACGTCGACATAAGTGACAGAATCAAACAAAAGGTAGGAACTACACAGCAAGGCGACATCTTATACGCATACTTGATGAAGATTAAGAATGAGTGGCATGAGGAAGATATGGCTACCATCGAAGCTCAAAATAAACAAGTTGAAGATGCGATTGCTAGTGGAAATATTAATGGAGCCGTTGGTCAAGATGGGCGTTACAACGCTGGCATCTCGATTAAGCGGACTTAAACTTAATTTATTGGAGCTTTTTTAAAAATGGCAAACCTTAATGCACCATTTGGCTTTTCAGCCGTGATTTATGGTACAGGTAACCCAGGCAACCAACAACAACGTGTTTACTATGTTCCATCGACTGATACCTCTGCGTATTACATCGGTGACACAGTTTACACAGTTGACGGTGGTGATGCCAACGGTACACCTGCAGTAGCAAAATGTGCGTCTGGTCAGACACCTCGTGGTGTTGTAACTGGCGTATTGCTTGCAAACCCTAACAACCCTTCAATTCAAGGTACAAACATTGACTTGACGACTACTAGCGTTCCTGCTTCTAAGTCACAAGCCTATTACCTTTTTGTTAATGATGACCCAGACCAAGTTTGGATGATTCAAGGTGACAGCACTACTTTTGCAACAACTGACATCAACAAGAACGCATCCTACACTGTAGCTGCTCCTTCTATTTCTAATCAGATGTCTGCAACTGTATTAACAGGTACCACTACATCTTCTACAGCAGTATTGAAGATTGTTGGAATTGAACCAATCCCAGGCAATAACTTGGGGCCTTATGTACGCTTCTTCACTCTGTTCAATGAACATGAAATGTTGCGTCCATCTGCTGGCATTTAATTAGGAGAATAAAAAATGGCTGGTGTAATTACTACTGGTTCGTTTCCAAAAGCACTGTGGCCTGGTATCAAGGCTTGGTGGGGTCGTTCATACAATGAACATCCTATCGAATACACAGACTTGTTCGACACGACCACATCTGACAAAAACTACGAAGAGTACGTCCAAGCTACTGGCTTCGGTCTTGCTCCACAAAAACCACAAGGTCAAGGCGTTGTTTACGACTCTGAGACTCAAGGTTTTGTAACTCGTTTAACTAACGTTGCATACGGCTTGGGCTACATCGTTACCCAAGAAGAACTTGCTGACAACCTCTATGAAGTTGTTTCCAAGCGTCGTGCTGCTGCTAACGCTTTCTCTATGCGTCAAACCAAAGAGAACGTTGCTGCTAACGTATACAACAACGCTTTCTCTTCCAGCTATACTGGTGGTGACGGTGTATCACTCTTGAACTCTGCACACCCAAATACATCTGGTGGCACATTCAGCAACTTGTTAACTACTGCAGCTAACTTGTCTGAAGCAGCTATTGAGAACTTGATTATTCAACAGATGCTTGCATTGAATGACCGTGGACTACGCATCAACTTGATGCCACGTTCTATCATCGTTCATCCAAGCAACTGGTTTGAAGCTAATCGCATCCTGAAATCTGTATACTCATACAATACAGGTGCTAACCCTCCTGGCACAGCAAGCAACGCAATCAACGTATTGCACGCTACAAACGCATTGCCAGAAGGTATCAAGATGAACCATTACCTGACAAGCACTAAAGCATGGTTTATCCGTGCAAACGTGCCTATGAATACAGGTATGATTCACCAAGAGCGTCAAGCAATCACGTTTGACCAAGACAATGACTTCGATACAATGAATGCTAAAGCTAAATCGTACGAACGTTATGCCTTCGGTTGGGGCGACCCACGTGCATTGTGGGGCACACCTGGAGTTTAATTAACTCGCACGTGAGCGATTCCCCCTAGTTTCCCATAAGGTTTCTAGGGGGTTTTTTCTCTAACTTAAAGGAAAAAATTATGCCTAACAAAAAATTACGTGAAGGTCAACCAATTGGAATGGGTATCAAAGCTCCTATGGGTGCTGAGAAAAAAGCTCTAAAGGGCAAAGTAACAAACCCAACACAACCAACTAAGGTTAAGCCTCCTAAAGGCGGGTATTAATCATGCCTCAGTCTATTACTCCGTTACAGATTCTAAATGACGGCTATCGTAACGCTACTTTAAAAATTGACGGATATGTAAATGCCGCTGATTACACAAACTATACAGTTCTTGACCCAAGCACATTAAGCCAAATTGATGCACAAGGAACAATTCCAAGTAAAGTACGTATTAAGCGTATTAACTTTGACATTGAAGATGGCATTCAAGTTGATTTGATTTGGGATGGTGCAACACCTACAAGTCTGTGGCGTTTAACTGGTCGTGGTGAGATTAAAGCTGGCCCATTTGGTGGTATTACCGATAATGCAGTAACACCTACTGGTAAAATATTGTTAAGTACAATTGGCGGTGCAACTACTTCCATTAATACTTCATTTACCATTATTTTAGAAATTATCAAAGATTAATATGCAAGTAGCCAACATTAACGCTAAAGAGATAGAATTAACTGCTACCATAATCCGTGCAGACGGAACTAAGGTAGAGTTAGGCGTTATCGACTATTGGCACAAAAACCCAATCAACCGTTTTATATGGAGAATTAAAAAATGGCTACACTCCTCGTAAATACTGGTAAAGCGATTGTTACCAACTACCTTAACGGTGGTGCAGCTACTCAGCCTAAGTATGTGGCTTGGGGTACAGGTGCAGGTACAACGTCAGCTAGTGATACAACTTTATTTACCGAAGTAACACCACGTGTTAGTGGTACTACTTCACAAGTAACAACTTCTACAACTAACGACACTTTCCAAGTTGTTGGCACTCAGACTGCTGGTACTTCTGAGACCATCACCAATGCTGGTTTGTTTGATGCTTCTACATCGGGTAACTTGTTTGTTAAAGGCGACTTTACAGGCGTTCCCCTTAATAGTGGCGATTCGATACAGTTTACCTTCAAGGTGCAATTTAGTTAAGGAATAACATGGCTCTCGTAGTTTATGACCGAATACAGCAAACTGGCACTGCTAATACAACTGTTAGCTTTACTCTGTCGGCAACTACAACGGGCTATCAATCGTTTGCGGTAGTAGGTAATGGAAACACTACCTATTACTCAGCAAATGACGGAACAAACTGGGAGGTCGGTATTGGAACTTATTCCACTACTGGCCCAACCCTTACACGAACAACTATACTGTCTTCAAGCAATAGTGGAAGTGCAGTAACATTTACCGGAACAGTAACCGTATTCTGTGATTACCCCGCAGGTAAAGCAGTCATTCAAGATGCTAACGGTAACGTAGCAGTAACCTACAATACAGCAGGGTCAAGTTCTATTGGCTCTTTAAATATTGGTGGTGCGGTTAATGGAGTTACTGACACTGGAATGGCAGCATCAATTGTTGGTACTGCAGACACATATGTGTTTACTGCATTACAAAACAAAAACACTGGGGCAACAGCCAACACGTCTTATTCTTCTTACGCTTTATACAACAACACAGGTTCTGTATATGGCGAAATAGGAATGAATAGTAATAACTATAGTTATTCTGCAGCAGGTTTTCCAAATAACTCATTATCTCTTCCAAATGCAACATTTATGGAATCTGGTAGTGGTTCAGACCTTGTATTGGGTACATATGGCTCAAATGCAATCCATTTTCTTGTAAATGGCACATCTTCTACTGCAGATGCTATGACGATTGATACTTCAGGTAATGTGACAACACCTAATGTACTGACGGGTGCGGAAGTAGTAGCCTCTAACGGTCTTCATGTAAATAGTAATAGCGTATCTGCAAGTTATTCTATTCCTTCAGGTTCTTCAGCGATGTCTGTTGGGCCTATGACAGTAGCATCAGGTAAATCAGTTACCGTACCATCTGGAAGCCGTTGGGTAGTTCTTTAATATGTTTGGGAAGCAATCCTTCTCATCAGCTTCTTATGCTGGAACCGGTAATAAAACCGTCAACCAAGCGTTAACTTATTTATCTACAAGCACTGTAAGTATTATTAAGCAGTTACGGACGGCGTTGTCGGTAACAAGCACATCAGCAGTAACCCTAATAAAGTCCTTATTGCGAACATTAAGCTATACCTCAACATCCACCTCAACAATTATCAAATCCCTGTTGAGGACTTTGAGCGTAAGCAGCACTTCTGCAGTAAGCATTATTAAAGCCATCGTCAAGAACATGGGAACCGTCATTGAGACGGAAACCGTGGTTATTCTTGAGAAAGCATCCCATTTCTTAACATTGGCTATTACCAGTGTTAGCACTAGCTCTATTGCTAGGGTAGTCAGCCGATTCCTGACATTGTCCTATACATCTACTTCTAGCTCATCTATTATCAAGTCTTTATTGCGTACATTAAGCGTTTTAAGCACTTCCACAGCCTCGATTGCACGTTTGGTAGGCAAGACCATATCTTATGCCTCTACAAGCTCTGTAACGCTCGTTAAATCGATTTTAAAGACCCTGAGCTACCTAAGTAGTAGCACGGTCACAATCGCCCGTTATACAGCCCGTTACTTGACCCTATACTATTTGTCTAGTAGTACAAGCACCATACTCAAGAGCATTACCAAGTCCCTATCCTACCTGAGCACTTCTGTCGCAAGTATTGTCAAATTACCAATCAAACTTATGGCAGTAACAAGCACTAGTGTTGTATCCATACAACGGGCTATAGGGAAAATAATGAGTACGGTAGTGGAGCATACGCTTGTCGTCCTGACTGAGATTGGACTTCATTTAATCGCCCTTTCATATTCTGTAGTTTCAACGGTAAGTATTGGACGGGCAATTTCAAAAACCATTAATGTGCTGTCGACATCAGTTGCCACAATTCTAAAGTCCATACCTAAGACTTTATCCTACTTGTCCACTTCTGTGTCATCTATCATACGATACATAGGGAAAACCCTAAGTTATGCAGTCACAGAGTCAGTTAGCCTGGCGTTACACAACACCATTTCAAGAATTTTGTCAGTGGTATCCCCATCTACTGTAATTCTTGCAAAGGCTTACGCCAAACTATTTGTGATTCTATCTAACTCAGTATTGACATTAAATAAACAAATGTATAAGGTTTTCTCGGTAATTTCGGCTACAATATCTACATTATTGGCTGCTGTATTCCCCGTTTTAGGGGCGGTAGTAAGATATACCTTTAGAGCAGACTTTAGAGACAGATTAATTGGGCTTTATAAAGAACGTTTAGCAGAAGCAAACCTTCGTGACCGACTGCAAAAACTTTATAAACTCCGCACAGCATTGGTAAACCAAATTAACAATAAGGTCTCAAAATGAGCCAATTTTCATACAAACTCACTACAGAATCAGAGTTATTCTCTTTTGACTTTAACCCCGTATTAGGTACTGGTGAGACACTAAGCACGGCTACTTGTACTGCTATTACGCTACAAGGCACCGACCCATCTCCCTCAAGCATCCTTTCAGGCACCCCTGTAATTAGCTTGGGTAAAGCAACTCAAAGAGTTACCGGCGGCGTGGCAGATAATACCTACCGCCTAATTATGACTGTGACAACTAGTGCAAGTAATACCTATACCTGTACTGGCGACATCCCTGTTTACGACCCTTCTGAGCAGAACTAATGGGACACGCCGACTATTACCGTAGTGGCACTTATAACGGTATTTGTGACCGTTGTGGCTCCAAATTTAAGTTCTCTGACCTTAAACTAGAATGGGACGGTTTATACGTTTGTACGGCTAATGGCTGTTGGGAACCCCGTCAACCCCAAGATTACGTCAAGGGCGTTAGGGACGATATGTCAGTCCCAGTGTCTAGACCAGATGGCCCACCTGTATATATTCAAGATGAAACAGTTACAGAAATAGCTGTAATTACCTTGAGTTTTATCAAATCTTTGGTTAGAATATTAACAGTTAGTGTAACATCGGTATGTTCTATAATTCCGATTAAGTATCCAAAAACAACGAATACAAGCGTGGTTAATGGATTTGCACTAAATACCACTACACTAGGGTAATAATGGCTATACTTTTTACCAACAACGCAACAACGAACCTGGCAGCCAGTATCCTTAGCACCGATACTTCTTTTACTGTTTTGTCAGGTACTGGGTCATTATTTCCCAACCCAACTAACGGCGATTACTTTTTGGTTACCTTAATTGGTATCTCAGGAAGCCCAATTGAAATTGTAAAATGTACTGCTCGGTCTACAGACACCTTTACTGTTGTGCGTGCTCAAGAAGGCACCACAGCATCTGCTTTTAACGGTGGCGACCAAGTACAATTACGCATTACTGCAGGCGTAATGAACAGTGCGGCACAAGCTGGTTTGGCAAGCGGTGGGTTAACAGAAAACACCCAAAATATCTCAACTAGCTATACAATTAGCACCAATAGAAATGCACTATCAGTTGGGCCTATCACAGTTGCTAGTGGACAAGCTGTCACAGTCCCATCAGGCAGTCGTTGGGTAATACTTTAAGGATAAACAATGAGTTCAGTTTATTGGATACATCATGCAGACCATACTGATATTTTCAGTCAAGGTTATGTAGGTGTGTCCAAAGAAGTAGAAAGACGCTGGAATTACCATAAAAGCTATGGTGAAAATACTCATTTAAAAAATGCTATTAATAAATATACTTGGGATGGTTTAATCAAAGAAGTAGTTCTTGAAGCTAAAATGGACTATTGTTTAGATATTGAAGCAAAACTACGACCATCAGACAAAATTGGCTGGAATATTGTAAAAGGTGGGGGTAAACCACCTATTAGTTTATGGAATAAAGGTCGTAAGATTCCAGCAGATGAACTTGAAAAAATAAAGGCTAAAGGCTTTGGTTTTAAAAAAGGGCATAAAACTTGGAACGCTGGAAAAAAATATGACGATGATATGAAATCTCGTATGTTCAATATTGCAGAATACATGAAAGACAAACCAAGCCCTTTTGCTGGAAAGCCATTGCCACAACATATTATTGAAGCCGCAAGGCAAGCAAATCTTGGTAAAATTCAATCAGAAGAATCAAATAAAAAACGGTCTTTAGCCAATAAAGGTCGTAAATATCCATTAATCACTTGCCCAAGTTGTAACAAAATTGGTGGTGCTACAACTATGAAGCGTTGGCATTTTGATAATTGTAAGTTTAAGGAGCAACTATGAGTAGCATTGTTATAAGCGGAGATACTTCAGGAAGTATCACATTGTCAGCCCCTGCGGTAAGTGGCACAAATACAGCAACCCTTCCTGCCGCTACTGGCACAGTAATGGTTAGCGGTAATATGCCTACATTTTTTGCTTATGCAAGTAGCACCCAATCAATTACTGCAAATACTCGCACAAAAATACAATATAACAACAAACTATGGGACACTAATAGTTGTTATGACGCTACTACAAATTATCGTTTTACGCCAACTGTCGCTGGATATTATTTAATTAATGCAACAGTAACTTTCGGTAGTGTTTCTTCTAGTTATTCTGAAATATTTATTTATAAAAACGGCACAAATGTGTCTTATGGTGCGGCTCAAAGGGCAAACTCTAGCTACAATGTTGTGTCAATAAATTCACAAGTTTATTGCAACGGAACAACAGACTATATTGAAATTTATGCAGATGATAATGCGACTGTAGGTACTATTGTTCAAAGTTCGCCATTGTATTTTACATACTGGTCAGGTGTTTTGGTGAGGGCGGCATAATGTACGAAAAAATATTAAAAATATACCCTGAATTAAAAGCTGAAGATTTTAGTGCTTTTGGAACTATTATTATTCAAAACGATTCAGACGGCAAAGGCGATTACATTGCTAAATGGGAACACCCTACACTTGCCAAACCAACGCAAGAACAACTAGACGGAGTTAAATAAGTGCAATTCAACGCATCCGTTTGGTATCCAACTGCATTGCTAGTAAAAACACATAATGTTACTGGCAAGAAGTATTTTTGCAAAACTACCAAGCTAGACAAACTAGATACCTATACAGGTAGCGGATTGGCATGGAAAAGCCATTTAAAGCAGTTTGGCAAGGATATTTCAACTGGTGTGGTAGGTGTGTACTACGATAGCCAAAGATGCCTAGAAGCCGCCTTAAAATACTCTAAAGAGTGGAATATTGTTGAATCAGACGAATGGCTTAATCTGATTGATGAAAACGGATTAGACGGTGCTGGTGCTGGCGTATTGCACCCTATGTATGGAAAGCCACATCCTGACAAAGGTTCTAAAAGACCACATATAAGTGCCAAGCTCATGGGTGCGTTAAATCCTAACTTTGGCAAGCCAAGCAAATTGCGTGGTAGAAAAAACCTAGGTGCTAGTTTGGCTCTTAAAGGTCGTAAACGCCCTGAAGGTGGCGGTAAACCGTCTAAACAAGTTTTATTTACAGATAAAAATGGTATAGAACATTTATATAATTCAATTTCTGATGCAGAAAAAGCGCAAAATATTAACCGCTCTACAATTAGAAAATGTATGCACGGAAAATGTTTAAGTCGTGCTGGTGATTGGAATTATGCTGATAAAGAAGTAGCAAAACAATATTTACAGTTAAAAGTTATTTTAAAAAATAAACCAAATCATAATATTGGTAGAAAAGCATCTGACGAAGCAAAAGCTAAAATGTCTGCATCTCGTAGTGGTCGTAAACAATCTGATGAGGAGCGCAAAATGCGTAGTGAAGCAATTACTAAATGGCATAAAAGCCGTAAGGAGCAAGTATGAGTTATGGTTCAGTAGCGGCAGACCAAATAACTTCTAGTGTTCAAGGCTATTCCCTTGGCGCTGGAAATTCTAGCCTAAAAAAGAATTTGCTAATCAATGGCGCAATGGTCATAGACCAAAGAAATGCTGGTGCTAGTGTTACACCTACAAACAATCAATTTCTAGTAGATAGATGGATTGCATTTTTAACTCAAGCATCTAAATATACTGTTCAACAAAATGCTGGTTCTGTAACTCCACCAGTAGGCTTTAGCAATTATTTGGGTGTAACTTCATCTTCTGCATATAGTGTTGTATCAAGCGATTATTTTGCATTAACTCAAAAAATTGAAGGTTTTAATACATATGACCTTGCTTGGGGAACAGCAAACGCTAAAACTGTTACTTTGTCGTTTTGGGTATATTCAAGCCTAACAGGAACTTTTGGCGGCTCAATTATTAATAGTGCTGGTAATCGTGCATACCCATTTACTTACACAGTTTCTTCTGCAAATACTTGGACACAAGCAAGCGTAACAATCGCTGGAGATACAACAGGCACTTGGGTAGGAGCTACAAACGGAATTGGTTTAGTAGTAAATTTTGGTTTAGGTGTAGGTTCTACATATAGTGCTTCTGCTGGTTCTTGGGGTGCAGGTTCATTTATATTTTCAGCCACAGGAGCAACATCCGTAGTAGGAACAAGTGGAGCAACCTTCTACATTACAGGTGTGCAATTAGAAGTGGGAAGTAGTGCTACTGGATATGAGTATCGTCAGTATGGTCAAGAGTTGGCATTGTGTCAGCGTTATTTTGAAGTTGTGTCTATGAGTGGTCTTTGTGGCTCATCATCAACCACACAAATAGGTTTTGGATGTTCTTATAAAGTTTCAAAAAGAGCAACGCCTACTGTTGCTAGTGCAAGTGCAACCGCTTCTTTGTATTCTTTTTACAGACCTGGGGCTGGAAGCGGTGACCCAAGCACATCAGCAGTCGCCAATGATTTAGGTGATGCTTATAACTTTAATATTATTTTGGGTAATTATTCTGGCTTATCTAATAACCAAGCATGGGTTGGTAGATATAGCGGTTTATTTAATGCTTCTGCGGAGTTATGATTATGTATAAATTAGTTAAAGATTGGGATGGAATTGTAACAAGAATCCGCAGACTTTCTGATGGGGCAATGATTCCCCTAGACCCTGACAACACAGATTACCAAGCCTATCTTGCATGGGTAGCTGAAGGAAATACACCATTACCAGCCGATGAGGTGAAAGCATGAACGCTTACGAACTAGCTGATTGGCTAGATAACTTTAGTTCTGTAAATGATGAAGATGGAAAAATAATGAGTGAGATTTCAGAGAAATTAAGAAAGCAAGCTGATGCCTTGCAATTAGAAGGGGTGACAGTATGACCACAATAATTGACGGAAGTGCTGGAATAACCTTTCCTAACAGCACTACACAAGCTAGTGCTGGAGTAGTGTTGCAAGTGGTCAATAGTGTTTCTAATACTCAAACAAGCACGACATCAACAAGTCCAGTAACAAGTGGATTTTCTGTTTCAATTACTCCTAAATTTGCTACAAGTAAAATTCTTGTAATTTTAAATTGTTCTATTGGGCAAGCAGTAAATAATACATATAGCAATTTTCAGCTTTGGAGAGGAGGAAGTTCTATTTTTAGTTTTTCTCCAGTATCTTGTTATATAAATTCAGGAACTAGCGTAACACAAGTAAATATGACTATTTCAGAAACTTATTTAGATTCTCCAGCAACAACTTCTTCAATTTCATATACTCCTTATTTTTCAACATCAAGTGGTGGAACTGCTTATATTGGAATAAATAATAATTATTCTTCAATTACATTAATGGAGATAGCACAATGATTACTATACATGATGCTATTTATTCTTTAAATCCTTCTATTGTTACCATTCGTGGCGATGTAGCTTATGACGCTAATGAACAAGAAGTCGCTTACGATAAAGCTGCCGCAGAAGCCAAACTAACCGAACTCCAAGCAGCGCAAGCAAAAGCCGAACAAGATGCCATAGCTGCAAAGGCTTCTGCACTAGCTAAACTAACAGCATTAGGACTAACACAAGCTGAAGTAACAGCATTGATTGGATAACGATGACCGCAGCCTATACACAATCTCGTAATGCCGTAATCAATGGTGCCTTGCGTGTATTAGGTGTTATTGGTGCTGGCGATACCCCAACAGACGATGATTACAATAATTGTTCTCAAGCCCTAAACCTGTACATCAAACAGTTACAGACCAAGGGTATGCCATTATGGAAAGTAGAAGACCTACAAGTTCCTATGGTAATTGGACAGAATACTTATACCTTAGGCCCAACAGGAAATGTAGTCACAACTCGTCCTTTGCGTGTAGTTATGGCGTTTATTCGTAACCCTCAAAACCAAGATACCACCTTAATGGTTATCTCTCGTCAAGAGTATATGCAACAGGGTTACAAACCTTCACAAGGTATTCCTAACCAAGTCTACTATGACCCACAGTTAACTAATGGCGTGTTATATGTTTACGACACCCCATCAGCTACGGGTTATACCATTCACCTACAGGTTCAAATGCCGGTAGATGATGTGCTCAATCCTAACGATATTCCTGACTTTCCTTCTGAGTGGTTTAACTGTCTCAAGTTTGGATTGGCAGACCAACTCAGTCTTGAGTATGGAGTTCCTGCACAAGTGCGTGCTGAGCTAGCTCAACGTGCTATGAAACTAGAAGAAGTAATGACTGATTGGAGTCAAGAAGAAGCTAGTACAGCATTCCAACCTTCTAATAGATATTACAGCTAATTATGGCAATCAGCCGTGTCCCCTGTGGTCACAACATTGG